AACTACTTATCAATACTCCTACGAACTTACAATGGAACCGATACTATTTCTACGATAAGAAATAGTATATCTAATTTTTAAGAAGTTTAAATTCTTGAGTAGTCTCTAAATTTAAATATCTTAAATCCAATATCAAAATATAGGTTATATGGGAAAAAATACAAACCCATTTTTAAATAATAATCAAGCTATGAGTGACAAAAGTGAAAGTGAAAGTGAAAATCTTGAAATTTTGGACGAAGAATTTGAAACTAGTACCCCAATCAGTAATACATCTTCACAGCGAAGTAAAGGCAAAAACTCTCTTTTTGGTCTTTTTAGTAACAATAATACTCGTAAGAAACCCAGTTTAGACGAGACTTATACACATAGTATTTATGAAACTTTTACTGGATTTTCCAGTCGTTTAATTGGCACTAGTTTAACACCGGGCCATCTGACACGGGAGGAGTTTCTCAAAGCTGGAGATTATTTAGTGGAAGTAGATAATAGTTGGAAATGGGCTTTTTCGGATGAAAAAATGTTACCCGAATTTCCTCCGGACCGTCAATACTTAGTTAATCGAGGTCTTCCGTGTTTTGTCAATTCGAATATGGATTTAAAAGAGCGTGTCCATTTGGACCTAGAACAAAATGAATTATGGACTTTACCAGAAAGCGGGGAGAATAGTTCAGTATTGCATTTTTATGATATTAGTTTGACATTCGATCCCAATAATAGAACCCCTCGGATTTGGTTGATGGGTTATAACAAAGATGGAAATCCTTTAAGGGGAGAAGAAATTATTGGGGATATGGCGATAGATTTTGTAGGAACGGTTGCAACCTTAATTCCACATCCGGTGACTGGAATTTTGAATGTTTCTGTTCATCCATGTCGACATGCTGAAGTAATGAATCGATTAATTCAGGATTTTCAACGTAACGAAGAAACGACATTTAGTCGTGCGATTTATTTGGTCATTTTCATAAGGTTGATTAATTGTATTTTCCCAAATTTACTATTGGAAGTTCCCAAGAACTAATAAGAGATCACATACGAAATAAGCTAGTTTGCTTTTTAGAACACCGCCTTGTTCTTTCAGGGCTTTGTTCCATCTTTAGGTGAATTTAATACATGCATCCACAGTCGCCCTGAATTTGACGACAACATGATACAATGGTTACAGGTTCTTCTTTGGGAGCATCAACTTTGTTACAATTTTTTTTATTAGCATTATTTTTCTTATTGTTTGGTGAATTGCCACAAACCGGACAAGTTGGACAAGGTGGACAACACATTTTAGGGGGTGGAGGGCAAGTTAAATCAAAACAAAATCTTTGAGTCCCACCTAATTCCCCAGTTACTACAGTCACTGGAGGACCACCATTAGTATTAGCATTAGCATTAGCATTAGCATTAGCATTAACATTAGTATTAGCATTAGCGTTAGCATTAGTATTAGCATTGGTATTGGTTACGTTAACGTTATCTGTATTGGTATTGTTGGTGGGTGTCAAACCTATATCTCCATTCTTAACTAGAAAAAATGTTAAAAAGCCGAGAGCTACAATTAGTAGTGAAGTTACGATAATTTGAAACACTTCCATAATGATCACCTTAGTTACAGCTATAATATTAACGCATAAATTGTGTCAAACGTTGAACGACGTTTAAATCTGTTTAAAATTACAACGGTTAAATTATATTTAGAAACCGGGTCTTGGTTGGTTGATTCTTGTAATTTTTGGTTTAAATGATTTATTTTGGTTGATTATTTCTTGTTTTTTTTGCTCAATCCTATTTTTTCGTTGACGCCTCTTGTTTCTTCTTTCTTTCTTTAATTGAATTTTCTCGTTATCCGCATTTGTTTGTTCAACACTATCAGACCTAGTTTGTGTAGCAGTTGATCTTTTCTCATCCTTTTTAATCAATGTAGGTTCAGTATCATTCTCCATATCTGAGTCTATAGAAATAAGACTAGTGGTTTCAGAGTCTGGACATTCCTTTACTGGTTTTTCAACTGAAGGCATAGTTTCGCTGCCTTCAGCAGTTGTACCAGTAAAGAAAGATGGAAGCAAACTGGAAATATAATCCAACATTATACTAAAATACAATATAAAAAATCATATATTTCCGAAATTTCTTCTAAATTTTTACACTATATTTCAGGTAATATAAAATGTGAGAAGTTCTATTTTATTATTAATCTTTAATATATAGAGTATCAGACAAAATATTTGAAATTACTCAATGCCGAAACGAGTTTTAGTATTAGATGGTGGGGGTGTTAAAGGAGTTATTACTCTTAAATTTCTTTCACTGTTAGAGAAAAATAAAGGTATCAATGTAAGTGAATATTTCGACTATTTTGCAGGAACCTCGACTGGTGGACTAATTGCTTCTCTTTTTGCTTATAAGCGATTTAGTGCCACTGAAATTTTGGAAAAGGTTTATACTTTAGAGACTATTAGTAAAATTATGTCGCAGGGATATTATGAATGGGCCCTAAGTCAAATGCAAGTACGTTCAAAGTATAGCGATAAGGAAAAAATTAGTTTCATTAATAAGTATCTGGATGGAGATAAACAAATTCGTATGAGTAATGTAAAATGTCCGTTATTATTGGTGAGTTTTAATCCAGTCAAAAAGGTACCTATTTTATTTCGCAATTATTTCCATACTCCTGACTATTTATTAGCTGATGCATGTAATGCAACTTCGGCTGCTCCCACTTATTTTCCGGTTGCCAAAGTAACCCAACCGAACAATAGTGTTCATAAACAAGAGCAGGTCGAAGAAAAGTGTCAAATAGATTCACCTAATAATGATATGGTTAAAATGAATGTTAATAGTCGGGACGCTAATTCCGAAAGTGGTGGCGATTATTCTTCAGGTGCACCGACCTTATCGTGTTCACTGATACCTGATCTTTCCAAGAAGGACGAGCAAATTTTAGATAAACCTGAAAAAAAAGACACAAATGATAAAGAGGAAAAGGATTATTTCTGGGCAATAGATGGTGGCATTTTCGCCAATAATCCGAGTGATTTAGCTTATTTGGATGCCAAAAATTTATTTACGGAACCATTAGAACTTTTATCGATAGGAACTGGTATATGTCGTTCAAAGTTTCAGAACATAACTAATCCGGCATTAGGAGGTTGGGACTGGATGATCGATGATCATATTATCGATTTACTATTAGATAGTAATCAAGTGGCCAGTCATGTCAGAACTAAACATCTATGTCGTATAGGTAAGGACCAATATTTACGCGTCAATGAATATCTAAGAAGTGCTTCAAGTGAACTTGATAATACCACACCAGGAAATTATGAAAGGTTATTAGAAGAAGGCGAATTGTGGTGGAGACTTTATTCTGATCATCCTTTCATCAAAAATATTAACACAAAAACTGAGTTGTAATCTACGATTATGTGCAGTCCACCTAATAATATATTTTATGAAAATAGTTCCAAAATCTAAGAAGAAATTTTCATGATAATTAATATAGATCTAAAATGAATAACAATTCGAAAAACGTAAAGGAGACCAAAACTGATGAAACTAAAGTCGAGCAAAAGACTGTTTCGAGTCAGACCACACAAGTTACTAAACGGACTATAGTACCACAACAGAAGAAACGTGGATGTAATTGTGGTAAAAAGCGTGGATTTCTTAACTAAGTACTAGAATTTAAATATATAAAAATTGCGATCTGATCAAGACATAATTTTTAATATTTAGACCTCACCATTAGTTATTAGCACCTAATTTATGATAGTTGATAGTATAAGATTGGAGAATAGGAGGTGAAACACCGAACATAATGGCCAACTGTGAGACTTTTTCAATATTTTCGGCAGTGTAAATTTCGTTTACAATAGATTTCAACTCTTTTTTTACTGGATTTTCATCTAAATATTTGGTAACTTTTGTCAGAAAACTTTCAGTTGTGATATTGTCGGTTTGTTTGATAGTTTTAATGTAAAGGTCATTGCTAAAAAAATATTTGATCAAATTCGAGTATTTGTCACTTGAATAAATGAGATGAATATTATCTAATATTGTTAGCAAATCCTTGATTTTCAGGTTGTCTTGTCCGAATTCCTCTGTGCTAATGATTTGTAAAAGATTGGAAAATTGTTCTCGTAATTTGGCTAGCCATATTTTATCTAAAACCAGTGTTTGACAAATACCCGTCCAATCTTTTTCTGACTTATAAAGGCGCATTGTTCTAGTGATTTCGGTCTGAGTTTCTTCTAAATTTAGATAACTCCATAGAGAATAATACCCCGAATTTAAACTATCGTATAAACTGTTGAAGTAGTCCATTTTACCATTATAATTTTAAGTCTTTTTTTTGTTTGTAAGACGTCAAGAATTCTTATCAAGAAATATTCAGACTAATTATGTAATCTAAGATCTGACTTAGATTGATTTTCTTTTTATTCGAATTATCTGTTTTTTGGGTCGGTAAAATACCATAATAAGGCAGTCTTCACTTAGAATATATTCTAATGCTTTCAGTGATTGTTGTTCTGTGATTAATATTTCTTCTTTTTTAAAGTCAACCAATGGTTGATCACTTTCATTATGTTTGTTAACGCAAACAGTACCTTTTAATACTAATAATGCAAAGTGATTGACTCCATTTAAAAGGTGCTTTAACTTGTTGGTGTCTTTGATTATTTGGTAAGTTACATAATAGTTATTAAAAATAATCTCGTTATACAGTTTAAAAAAGTCTGACTTAATAGAGGAGACATCAAGCGAACCTCCTCCATTCTTGTTAAACAGATGACATTTAAGGTTTTCAATATCGCTTAACTTGGGTGAATATTTCAATAAACATAATGAGAAATTGTGATCAATATTGTTTTCTGTCGGTTGACGTAAGTAAAAAATTGTTAGGGTATCACTAATAACAATTTTTATATAAGGTAATTCTTTAATTAATTGTTCCTTTAAGTGATCCAAATTGCAGTTTCTAGTGGAAGGATATAGCGGGGCATTTGGCATTATATATTAATAGATTACTTAAAATTTTAGTTTTACTTCGCTATCATGAAAATTTTGCCAAATATTCAGAATTTGTTATGTTAGGATCTAATATAATGGCCGCTTGGGATCAGACCTGTTCTAATACGACTGAAACATTAACAGCACTTTATACTTTGATAACTGAAGAAAATGAATACGGTGGAAGAAATAGTGTGGAAAACTTTTTGGAGTCACTTTGTTGTATTCGCGAACACTACGAATCAACATTAGTCATCCTAGGTCACCAGGTTGAAAAGACCAAATACGATTATAAATCAGACACTAACAGTTTGAAAACTTTTTGGACTAAATTAGTTATCAATGACATCAAATGCTTATTAGAACTATTAATTGAACTGGAGGTTCAATTAATGGGAGACAAAAATTCCAACGCTCACATGCCCGGTCCAGGCACTAAAGAATTTGGTAAATGTTTTTTTGGGCACCTAGTCAAATTCAAAGGTATTTGGATATCTGGACGTTTTGAAAATGAGTGCCAACGAATCACAAAAACCAGTGGTCTTTGTGCAACTGATGGTTATGGTGTTACTATTTATAATGAATGTACCTGCAAACTATATAGTGGATATATGAAACGATGCCAATTTCCACCTGAACCGTAATCTATGAAATGTTAAACAATATTT